TACATTGGTCTGACCTTCATAGCCACCAGAACTGGTGTCTCATTTGAAGAAGTAATCGGCACATTCTAATTTAATTAAGAGGTTAAAAAACAATGGCTACTAGAACTCAATTAAATACGCCTCCACTAAGAAAGATTACTGATTTCAAGAGTAAGTTAACTGGTGGTGGTGCTCGCCCTAATCTGTTTGAAGTTGTTCTTGCATTCCCAGATTCAGCACCAGCAGACTCCAACGTTTTAGACAAGGCAAGATTCCTGGTCAAGGCAGCTGCTCTTCCAGCATCAAACATTACCCCAATTGATATTCCTTTCAGAGGAAGAATCCTGAAGATTGCTGGAGACAGAACCTTTGATACTTGGACAATCACTGTCCTTAACGACACTGATTTTGCTATTCGTTCTGCTTTCGAAAAGTGGATGAATGCAATCAACAAACTCTCCGATAACACTGGTCTTAATGATCCAGCAACTTATCAGGCAGATGCTTATGTTCATCAGTTGGATCGTAATGGTCAGACACTGAGAACTTATCATTTCTATGATCTGTTCCCAACTAATATTTCTGCAATTGATCTTTCATACGATACTACAGATACTATTCAAGAGTTTACTGTAGAGATGCAAGTTCATTGGTGGGAAGCAATTAAGGGCAGTGGTGCCGGAGCTGGTGGAGAAGACATCAGCTAAATATAGAAAAGACAGTTAAAACTATAAAATGGCAAAACTTTTTGGTTTTTCAATTGAAGATTCAGATCAAAAATCCAAATCAATATTATCCCCCGTTCCTCCAAATAATGAGGACGGGGTTGATAATTTTATTGCTAGTGGATTTTATGGGCAGTATGTAGATATTGAAGGCGTATATAGAACAGAGCATGATCTAATTAAAAGATATCGTGAAATGGCTCTTCATCCAGAGTGTGATGGAGCCATTGAGGATGTTGTAAATGAAGCAATCGTTAGTGATTTGTATGATTCTCCTGTAGAGATTGAATTATCTAACTTAAATGCTAGTGATAAATTAAAACAAGCAATTAGATCTGAATTCAAATATATTAAAGAATTATTGGATTTTGATAGAAAATCACATGAAATTTTTAGAAATTGGTACATTGACGGCAGACTATTTTACTTGAAAGTAATTGATGTCAATAAACCTCAGGAAGGAATCAAAGATCTGAGATATATTGATCCAATGAAAATGAGATTTGTTCGTCAAGAAAAGAAAGCGAACAAGAACAATATCTTTGCAAATAATAATGATAACGATATTAAAGCACTTCAACCAGAGATAGAAGAATACTTCATGTATTCACCATCTCCACAATATCCAACATCTCTTTCTGGTGCTAATGCAAAGAAACAGATTAAAATTGCTAAAGATTCTGTAACATATTGTAGTTCAGGTCTCATAGATCGCAATAAGGGATCTGTACTTTCTTATCTTCACAAAGCAATTAAAGCACTCAATCAACTTCGTATGATTGAGGATTCTCTGGTAATCTATAGATTATCTCGTGCTCCTGAAAGAAGAATTTTCTACATTGATGTTGGTAATCTTCCTAAAGTAAAAGCAGAACAATATTTGCGTGACGTTATGATGCGTTATCGCAATAAACTTGTTTATGATGCTTCCACTGGTGAGGTTCGTGACGATAAAAAGTTCATGAGTATGCTTGAGGATTTCTGGTTACCTCGCCGTGAAGGTGGTCGTGGTACAGAAATCACCACACTTCCCGGTGGACAAAACCTTGGAGAACTTGCAGATATTGAGTATTTCCAAAAGAAACTTTACAGAGCACTCGGAGTTCCAGAGTCAAGAATTGCTGCCGATGGTGGTTTCAACCTTGGTCGTTCTTCTGAGATTTTGAGAGATGAACTTAAGTTTGCTAAGTTTGTTGGTCGTCTGAGAAAGCGTTTTGCAAACATGTTCACAGACATGTTAAAAACACAACTTATTCTTAAAAACATTGTAACCCCAGAAGATTGGGAAAGAATAAGTGATCATATTCAGTATGATTTCTTATATGATAATCAGTTCGCAGAGTTGAAAGAGTCTGAGTTGATTAATGAAAGGCTTGGAACACTAGCAACTATTGAACCATATATTGGAAAATACTATTCTGTACAGTATGTTAGAAGTAAAATTCTGAGACAAACTGATGCAGAAATGATTGAAATCGATGAGCAAATCGAAAAAGAAATTGCTGATGGAATTATCCCAGATCCAAGTGCCGTTGATCCAATTACTGGAGAAGCACTTCCACCAGAAGGTGGTGAGATGGGGATGATGGGAGAAGTCCCAATGGAGCCAGAAGTTGATGCTCAAGAAGTTGAAGCACAATTTCAAAAAGACACCAAAAAGGCAGAGATATAAATAAAGTATACTGATATATAAATTTTTATGGATAATATTATCGATTTGATTGCAACGGATTCTTCTGCTGCCGAAATTACAGACAATATTAAAAATGCTCTGTTTTCAAAAGCATCGGAAAGAATCGATGGTTTAAGACCAATGGTTGCAAATTCCATGTTTTCTAGTGAATCAGAAGAAACACAAGAGGAAGAATAATGATCATTAAACCAGTATCTGCTTCTGAGGATATTCAAGCGGGACCAAGTGGAAATGCAACTATTCTTGCAAATACACTTGTATACATTGTAAATACAAATACAACTGCTGCTGGAATTCTTGTTGCAGAATCTACACCAAAAACGGTATATGTTCCAGCAGAAGGAAGCATTATTCTTGAAAAAGAACATGGAGCGGTAATTGATGCTGCTCATGGACAAACAGGAATAACAACTCATGTTTGGGCACAAGCAATCGCATATTCAATCTAAAGAAAAATGAAACTAATCACAGAAGAAATTTCAAAAGTTGAATTCATTGTAGAGGGTAAAGGTGCCGCTAAGAAAATGTTTATTGAAGGCATTTTTCTTCAGGGCGATATCACAAACCGTAATGGGAGAATGTATCCTATTAAAACCCTTTCCCGTGAAGTAGAAAGATACAATGAAAATTTTGTAAAGAAAGGGCGTGCTCTTGGTGAGCTTGGACATCCTGATGGTCCTACTGTAAACCTCGATCGTGTTTCTCATAAGATTGTTTCCTTAACTCAAGAAGGAAATAATTTTATTGGAAAGGCACAACTCCTCGACACTCCAATGGGTAAGATTGCCAAATCTCTCGTTGGTGAAGGTGTTCAACTTGGAGTTTCTTCTCGTGGTGTTGGTTCACTCAAGATGACCAATGAGGGTCATAAGATTGTTGGCGAAGACTTCATGTTAGCAACTGCTGCTGATATCGTCGCAGATCCTTCTGCTCCCGATGCTTTTGTTTCGGGAATTATGGAAGGAAAAGAGTGGGTTTGGGAAGGAGGAATCCTTCGTGAGCAACTCGCAGAAAGAACTCAGAAGAGAATTAATACTCTTGTTGATCAAAAAAGACTTGAAGAGCATAAGTTGAACCTTTTCAACGAATTTCTCTCAAATCTTTAATTTATAAATAAATATAGATTATATAAGAATCTAAACAAAAATGTCCGTTGGTAGCAATTTACAAGAAATGGAAAACGTAGTAACCAAAGGAGCGAAGTCTGCAGATCCAATGCCAAAAATGGCTGATCCCGGTACTCAACTGGGTAATGTAGAAGATCTCGGCGGACCTACTCCTGAGAATTATAGAGCTGATGACGATTCAGCAAAACTCAAAGAACCAAGTGCAACCCTTAAGCAAGTTAAGGATGTTGTAACTAAAGGTGCTAAGGCAGCAGATCCAATGCCTGCTGGCGTCAAGGAAGAAACTGAAGCAGAAGAAGAGGAAGTCCTCGAAGTTGCTGAAGAAGAATCTATTGAAGCAGAAGGCGAAGTCGAAGTTGTTGCTGAAGAAGAGATTGCTGAAGAAGAGGAAGTAGAAGAAGAGTTTGGCGTCGAAGAAGATGTTCAAGCACTCTTCGAAGGTGAGGAGCTTTCCGAGGAATTCCAAGAGAAAGCACGTACCATTTTCGAAACCGCTATCAAGACAAAGGTTGCTGAAGTAAAAGAGCAAATCGAAGCTCAATACGAAACAGCACTGGTTGAAGAAATTCAATCAATTAAGTCAGAATTAACTGAGCGTCTTGACGCTTATCTTGAGTATGTTGCCGATGAGTGGATCGCTGAGAACACTCTCGCAATTGAGCACGGTCTGAAGACCGAAATGACCGAATCATTCCTTGCTGGAATGAAGGGTCTTTTTGAAGAACATTATGTAACAATCCCTGAAGATAGATATGATGTAATAGAGAGTATGGTAGATAAGCTTGATGAAATGGAGACTAAACTCAACGAGCAAATTCAAAGAAATGTTGCTCTTAATAAGAGATTAGCAGAGTCGGTTACCGATGCAATTTTTGCAGAAGTCGCTGAGGGTCTTGCACTTACTCAGAAAGAAAAACTCGCTTCTCTTGCCGAAAATGTTGAGTTTGATAGTGAAGCTAGCTATCGTGAGAAACTGGTAAAACTGAAGGAATCTTATTTCCCTTCAAACGCTGGTACTCAAAGAGATCATTCAGAGAATCTCTCTGAAGGTGTAGACGTAAATTATCAACCAGTTTCTGGTTTAATGGAGTCATATCTTCAGACTCTGACTAGAGTCTCGAAAAAGTGATTTTTAAATTATAAAGATTCAAACTAACTTTTTTAAAGAGGTAAATTCAAATGCAAATGTTCAATGCTGAACAACTGCAGGAGAAGTGGGCACCTATTCTTGACCACGAAGGACTTGGTTCAATCAAGGATTCGCATCGTAGAATGGTAACCGCAGTTCTCCTGGAGAACCAAGAAAAGGCACTCCGCGAAGAGCGTGAGTTCCTGTACGAAACCCCAACCGTCAACACCAACACTGGCGCTCAAGCAGGTTTCTCTGCTGGTGCATCTTCACCAGTTGCTGGTTTCGATCCTGTTCTGATCTCACTGATCAGACGTTCAATGCCTAACCTGGTCGCTTATGACCTCGCTGGCGTTCAACCAATGAACGGTCCTACTGGACTGATCTTCGCAATGCGTTCGAAGTACACCAACCAGAGTGGTGCAGAAGCATTCTTCAACGAAGCAGACACTGCATTCTCCGGTCAAGGTTCAACCTTCGCTCAAACTGAGGGATGGACTGATGGTACCGTTGGTCTTGGTACTACTGCACAAGCAGGCACCAACCCAGGTCTTCTGAACCCTGAGTCAGGTCAAGCATACAACACCTACAACGTAGGTCAAGGTATGAGAACCGACAACGCTGAGAATCTCGGTGTTGATAACGGTCCTCAGTTCAATGAAATGGCATTCTCGATCGAGAAGGTCACCGTTACCGCTAAGTCAAGAGCACTGAAGGCTGAGTACAGCCTTGAGCTTGCACAAGACCTGAAGGCAATTCATGGTCTGAATGCAGAAGCTGAGCTTGCTAACATCCTCAGCACTGAAATCCTCGCTGAAATCAACCGCGAAGTTATCCGTACCATCTATAACGTTGCTGAGTCTGGTGCTCAAGCAAACGTTGCTTCTGCTGGTACTTTCGACCTCGACGTTGACTCCAACGGTCGTTGGTCGGTTGAGAAGTTCAAGGGTCTGATCTTCCAGATCGAGCGTGATGCAAACGCTATCGCCCAAAGAACTCGTAGAGGAAAGGGCAACATGATCCTCTGCTCCGCAGACGTTGCCTCCGCTCTGACCATGGCTGGTGTTCTCGATTACACCCCAGCCCTCAACGCTAACCTGAACGTTGACGACACTGGTAACACCTTCGCTGGTGTTCTTGCTGGTAAGTATCGTGTTTATATCGATCCTTATTCTGCAAACAGTGCAGCTTCTCAGTACTACGTTGCTGGTTATAAGGGTACTTCACCTTATGACGCTGGTCTGTTCTATTGCCCATATGTTCCCCTCCAGATGGTTCGTGCTGTCGGAGAGAACACCTTCCAGCCTAAGATTGGCTTCAAGACCCGCTACGGCATTGTCGAGAACCCATTCTCACAAGGCACTAATGCTGGTGGCGGAACCCTCACCCAGAACAGCAACCGTTACTACAGACGTGTTCGCGTTAACAACCTCATGTGATCCATTTTCACTAAAGGTTTCTCAGAGGGTCCTTCGGGACCCTCTTTTTTTATCTAAATAAAAATAAAATTCAAAATGGCGACACCATTCGCAAATCAGATTGGCAATAGAAATTTTTTATCTCCAGTAGGATTTAAATTTACTCTAGCAAAAGAACCAAAGGTTGCTTTCTTTTGCAATTCTGCCCAAATTCCTGAAATATCTCTAGGTACAGCAGTTCAACCATCATATCTCAAAGAGATTGATGTACCTGGCGATAAAGTTTTTTACGGAGATCTTAATGTTAGATTTCTGGTTGATGAAAACTTAGAAAATTATATGGCGATTCATAACTGGATCACTGGTTTAGGATTCCCAGAAACTACACAAGACTATAAAGATGCAATTACAGATGATCAGGGATTAAGAGATCCGAATGAAGTTTTTAGTGATGGATCTTTAAGAATTTTAAATAGCAATTACAATGAGATTGCCGTTGTTAAATTTAAAGATTTATTCCCCGTTTCTCTGTCTTCTTTGGAATTTGATGCTTCTCTTACGGACGTAGAGTACTTGACTGCAGATGCATCATTCAAGTATACTATTTACAATATCTTTGATTCTGACGGAAGAACGCGCTTATGAATCTTGAGCAAATTCAGGAAATGTGGGAGCGTGACTCTCAGATTGATCCTGATAATTTGCATGATGAATCTTTAAAAATTCCACAACTTCATGCAAAATATTATACAATTTACAACACGATTACATTACTTAAAGAAAAGGCAAGAGAAAGTTATCATAAGATCAAATTAGAAAGATACAACTACTACTCAGGAAAGGCACCAGCCGAGGTTTATATTGAAGAACCATTTCCATATAAAGTAAGAGACAAAGAGGCATTACAGAGGCATCTAGACGCTGATGAGAGGTTGAATAAAATAGATCTCAAGGTCAGATACTATGACGTTATGCTTAAGTTTCTTGAGGAAATTATCAAAACAATATCCAATAGAACTTTTCAAATTAAAAACGCTATTGAGTGGAATAAGTTTCAGTCGGGGTTCAGTTGAACCCCTTTTTTGTATCAATAAATAACAATAACTGATTTTGATATGAATGTCTCATTTGGTTATATCAAAAAAGAATGAAGTATATCTTCAGGTAAAAGCAGAACCTCACGTCTACTATGAGTTAGCAGACCAGTTTACCTTTGATGTACCAGGCGCAAAGTTTATGCCTCAGTACCGAAATAAGTACTGGGACGGAAAGATTCGTTTATTCAATACCCAGACTGGTGAGATATATGTTGGGTTATTGGATAAACTCACAAAGTTT